GGGCAGGAACGCGGGAAGGACGGGAAGGTGAAAATAGACGCTAAATTTTTTGGGGCAATATTATTCCTAATAGCTCAGACATCGGGCGCCATATGGTGGGCTTCCTCATTGTCAGCAGAGGTGAGCAGGCTTGCAGGCATACAAGGTATATCTATCCCAGCCTTGGAGGATGAAGCAAACAAGTGTGGTATTGCTATACATAATAACGAGGCTGCCATTAAAGAGCTCCAGGAGCATGATGAAGCTATATCTGGACTAGATGTGTTAGGCTTTAGAATAGATAGCCTGTCTAATGAAATATCAAAACTGAGAGAAGAAGATGTCAACCAAAGAGATGTGATGTCTGGAATCATGTCGCAACATGAAAGCATATTTGAAATGATGCAAGGTAATAATATGATCCAGCAAAAGGGTGGATATGGTTACGACTAATGAGAATAACAGAAGAAGCGCAAAAGAAGGTCGACCAAACCCTCAATGGAGAGGGGTACTTGGGTATCCACTTAGAAGGTGGAGGGTGTTCAGGCTACAAAATAAAGCTATCTCCGAGTGGAAGTTTGCCAGAGGATGCTATGATGATCTCAGATACTATTTATTCTGATGCCAATTCCCTTAACTTACTTGGAGATGCTGAAATGGATTGGGACGCAGACCCATTCAGACCCTCATTCAAATTTGTACCTCCAACGGGAGCACATTCCTGCGGATGTGGCACGTCATTTGCTTTCTGAAGCATATAAAAAACCTAAAAGAAAAAGACCGTGGAAGAGCCGCTAAATGTAAGCGATAATACCAAGTTTGCAATGCCCGTGAGAAATTTAATCTCACTGATTGTTGCGGTAGCATTTGGAGTGTGGGCATATTTTGGTATTCTTGAACGTCTGAATGTTATAGAGACAAATCAGATACTCATGTCTGCAGATGTTACAAAGAACTCGATCTTCTCAGAGAAGTGGCCTCGCGGCGAGCTAGGAAGTCTGCCAGCAGACAGTGAACAGTTCATGCTAATTGAACACTTATCAGGGGAGTTTGACAAACTTCTGAGCAACATCGAAACAGGCAAAGCACCCTTTGACCAACAACAGGCACTTACCTTAGATTTCTATAGGCAGAGAATAGAGAGTCTTGAAGGGCATGTAGAGATATTAAAAGATACTGTAGCAGAATTAAAGGCTCATAATGGGAGCGCAGAATGATAAAAGTAATGTTTGTTTTAATATTGTATCTTAATGGTGGGATCATAGAATTTATGGGTCACCATGAGAAGGACGGGGAGTGGGTAGAGATGGGAGTACCAGGATGTCTTGCCATGAAGAGAACACTGTCCCGCAACGGATGGAAGGATAGTGAATCTGGAGAAACTAGATACTCATGCGAAAAGAAAAAGGTTGAGGTAGGTGATAATTGGGAGGGCAGAGAAGTTGTTAAGAAGCTGTTAGACTGATGGACCTAAGTGCCCTATCTATGGACGCAGGCATTAAGATAACTGCGTTTTTAATGCCTTGGGTTGCCATCCTTATAAGTTTAATCATAGCCTTAATGTTGAAAGAGGTAGCCTCTTCAATATCTAAGGGCTTGAAGTTTAAGATGTCTAAAGTATTTGTACCCGGAGATGTTGTGTTGCTGGAGGGGGATGAAGCTATCATCATTAAAGTTGGATTGACCACTACAGTTTTTGAGAGCATAAGAGATGAAGGTCTGATATGGAGATACGTCCCCAATGAAAAAGTACAATCCCTCAAGCTGGAGAAAGTAATACGCGCAGATGTGCGGGAAATAAATGGTACATAACTATGGAGAAAATACATGGAAATAATCAAAAAGCTGTGGGCAGAGATAAGAGAAAAGCCTTTATGGGCAATCGTTATTCTTATTGTAGCCTGGTGGCTCTTTGCCTGATAAGCGGGTGTACAGCGCTCAAGAAAGCAGCGATAGTAGGGGGTGCAGCGGGGTTAGGTGCGACTGCTGGGAGTGTGATATCTGGGGGTGCGATTGCACCCATACTGGGGAGTGTGACAAGTGCCTCTGTAGCCTCTGTGGCAACAAGCGGGATGGGGGGCGGTGAAACACTAGAGGTAACAGGAGATGCTACCATCATACAAGAGGCTCCCTCTAATTTCTTTTCATTGTTGCAACAACTTGTGGAGATGGGTGGATGGTTGCTAATCTTAGTTGTGTTGGTCCCGATGGTGCTAGGCTGGATTCTGCCAGGGCCACTGGAGAAGAGGAAGAAAAAGAAATAGTCAGGGTTCAGTGGATGGATATTATATCCCATGCAGATTGGACGACGCATGATAAGGTCACGTGCCCAGTCTTTGAAAGCATTGGTTGGTTAGTCCACAAAGATGAAAAAGAAATAAAAATAGCCACCACGCTAGACAGACATGATGGCTTGGGTGAAAATGATGGTGAACCTACTTACTACGGTATTACCTCCTTTCCTTCTGGCTGTGTGTTGACTTGTACTCCTTTATATAATCACGGAGGCTGACTCCTTCCATCTGATTGAATCGCTCTTCCCACATTACCTTGCCGGCTGGAGTTAGTTCCCTTTTATGCTTCCAGCAGAATTTTGCAAAATGATACCGCCTATCCTCCTGATCCTTTTTGTATTTTTCCTCATCAAACCCCACTCGGTCTAGCCTCTTTCTTTCGACAGTTCATATTCTATCAAGATGCTGGCGTACTCAATGATCTTTCTCAAGTCATCAATTGGGTTTCCTTTCTTGTTGTATCGGCTGATGTACTTAACTATATTCCCTGCACAAAAGCCCAAGTCATTAGCCGTTATATACTCTATCGGCGCAATCTTCATGGAATTATAGTAGTCAGGTTTCATGTCAAGCATCACCCCCCTCTGGAAACCTCACAACATTAGCAGGAATAGCTGTGTTAATACTAGGGTTGAGAAAGTCCTTATAGGTTTCCCACAACGCCTCTTCATTCACCGATCCAGCATCCTTGATCTTCTCCTCTATGAGAATCTTTATAAGACTCAGATCAACTAGACCGTTATCGACCAATAAATTTATTATTGCTATAGAGCTCTGCAAATGCCACACCCCTAAGCCTACCCATTGTTCTGGGCTATCTATTCCTGAGATCGCACTCATCCTGACCCCCTCATCTTTAGCTTGGTTAATCCGTTGTAGCCGACCAGCAGCCCACAAAAAGTGATGAAGTCTATATCAACATCGTTAGACTCTACTGCATCAAAGTCTCCAGTGGCTTTGTCGAACCTTAATATATATGCTTTCTCTATTGGCTTGCCATATATATCCTCCACACATTTACCATATGCAGCCACTTGAAGGTAGTACTCATCATAGACCTTATTTGAAGTCTTAAAGTCTATAACGGAAAACTCCCCATTCACGTTAGCAACAGCATCCACTGTTCCTGCGTATTTATGTTTACGATTGTACAGCGGTTGCTCTGCTGCAATCCACTCTACATCATTAAGTTTCACCCAATCCCTGAAGGCGTTCACAGCATTTGCGGCTGCCTCATCTTCTGGCATTTTAGGGACTTCCCCTTTGCCTAGCTTCCATAAAATGGCATCTTCACACCATTGATGCACTAGCTTCCCTAGTTGTATAGCCCCCTCGGACTTCTGCCTGTAGGCTCCCTTTATACCCTTTACCATATCATCAACGGTAACATTGCCTTTCATATAGTCCTTGCGATTATCCCTGAACCACTCAGCCCCCATCTTCACAGCCCACGGCATGAGAAATTTCTGCTTGGCTATGGTGGTGCTTAAAACTGAGGTAACAGCAGGGATATACTCCCCGTCAACTGTATACTGGTGCTTGCCCTCATTGAAGTCTAGGGATACACTGGTTCCATCCTGGTATTTTACACTGTGACTTATCATAAAAATATCCTCTCAGACGCTCTGTAAGGCTCCTCACGAGCCGTTTGGGTGGTAAGGGGAGGCCTCATAGCCTCCCCCTTTACATCCCCCTTAGAATGGGAAATCATCATCCTCCTTCTTGGGTGCTGCTTTATACGAAGACTTTGAAGAACCGCCTTCATCTCTTGGCTCTTCTAATTTCAGTCCCCAGTCAGGATCGGTATCCTTCTTCTTAGGGTTTTTCCACAAAGCCCAATTTATCTGTTCCCCCTTCCAGCACAGAGAGCCTTTTAGCTTAGGTGCTTGGGGGTTGTCAGAATTATTGGTCCATCCACTACCTCTTCCCTCCTTGTGTTGATACGCCATTTCCATCTCCTGTTGTTGAAGTTCTAATTCGTGTGCCCATCCTTGGGCTTGGTGTGCATCTAGCTCATACATCAATTCAGTATTATAACTCATACCCTCCTCAAGTTAGCTGACATAGTACGCCATATGTCCACTATGACTTCCTCAGTGTGGCGCTTATTGTCTAATAACTCAGCATCAGCCCAGCAGTTTTCCGCATAAGATACGTGTTCCCTATACTGCTCAGATGTTACAGCCTTAGCTTCCCTTTCGGCTACGGTTCCAGAGGATCTCAAGAAAGCCTCACCCCTGATGATTCTCTCCATCTTCTCTAATTTCTTAACCAGGGCTTTGGCCTTAGCTGCTTCTTCATCGGTATGAGCTAGGTAAACCATTGCTTTTTCAAGCCTTTCTTCGCTTATCATATACTATAACCCCCTCCATTAAGGCATTTCCTATAGTCTGAAGACACCATCTCATCTGCGTTTCTTTATCAAATGTACCATCATGGCAGTGGGCGTGGCATTGGAAGCAGACAGGGAGGGTGAAAAAATCTGAAGCCTTCCTCCCCATGCCTGCCCCCAACGCTCCCACTCTCAGGTGATGTGCCTGAGATTCTGCCCCGCAGTGTATACAGGGCAGTCCTGCCACCCACTCCAAATACTTTCTTGACTTCAAGCAGCTAACGAAGAGTCTAAAATTCTACTTAAAGAGTCATGCGACTTTGCCAATTCTATAGTCTTAATTGCAACCGTTAGATCCACCTTGAAATGCTCCTCCCCAAGATCATCAGCCGCGATTCTGTAATCACTTAATCGTTCATGTACATCTGCTTCAACTTTCTTGCAATCCGCAACCTCAAGATAGTATTCGCATTTGTAGGGACCCCAAGTTCTAGCGGCAGAACGTCTACCTTTAAGGTTGTCTGTTGATCCTATCTTGTAGACATTCTCAGGATGCCATCTACTCCTAAAGATATAGACATACCCCTCTGGTGGATAGTCTAACTTCTGCTGTTTAGGAGGCTGCCTATTTATCTTCTTGTAGATTTTGGGTAAGGCTTCCTCCTTCAGCTTCGGGATCTCTTCTTGATATCTCTTGAGATATTTGACTAATAGCTCGGAATTTCCAGCAATCCTGCCGTTAGTTTCACCCATCCAAACATTCCACATCGCAAGAGGAATGGTGGCCATCTTCTTTATTCCGCAGGCATCAACCTCTTTGGTGGCCTTAGCCCGTAGTTGCAGACGCTCATCCCTGGATAATGCGTAAAGAGCTTTTCTTCCACCAGCCCTCCTCATAGCTAGAGATGTAATGCTCTCTTGCCTAGCATAGTCTCTGCGTCTACCGTTCTCGCGCTTACACCACCTGCACATGTGCTGTAAGCCATCCCGCCGACTAGCGTCCTTGGCAAACTCATGCAGCGGGAGAAAATTGCTTTCATAGCCTCCTACCTCTACGCAGTAGTGATGCCCATAGATGCCGTCACATTTCTTTGTTTCCATGTCGTGACTCCTAGATTTCGCAACTGTCACCAGTGCAGGCTAATTCCTGGCTGGCCGTTGTCGTGTCTATTACCTCAATAATACTCTTCCAGTCTATATCGGTTGGCATGGCCTTCTTCATCTCCTTGTACTGATCGGAAGTGATGTCCTCATACGGAGCCTGCTCATAGATATGGCCTTCGTCTGATGAGGGCAAGAAAGAAATACCATTCACAATGTCCCAGTTGTCCCATATCCATGAAGCAACTGAGGCCCATGAATCCTCTGGAACATAACAGGTCATGCTTGGCTTATGCTCACACCAGTTCAGGGCAAAGTGTTTCCATAGCTCTAGTTGACTTATCGGGTTCACATCATGCCTGGTTAAAGCCTTGGTTGGAGACTTCATTGGGAATGAGAATACCCAAGCCTCCGTGTTGTTCTTATCCTCCTCACAAGGAATACCAGACTCGATCATTGCATTAGAGAGTGGGTCTTTCTTGTCGTTCCTAACTCTTCTCGTGTAATGCTGGGACCATCTGGGGTGTATACCACTCCCAGAATTGCAAAGCTGACTCACCGTACCACTCGGCTTGATACAAGTT